TTAGTACCCGTCCGGTGTGGTTACTGTCCAGCCACGTCCGCGCAGGGCGTCCACGGCGGTCTGTGCTGCTCCGGTTGTTGTCGAGGCACCTCCTGTGATGTCGAGGACGCCGCTGCTTGTTCCTGCCGCTTCGATAGCTGTCACAAGGTCTGTGTAGGATTGCTGGTTTAGATTTGTGTTGGTGAACGCGTTGGCGTATTTGGTGCATGGGCTATCGCTAAACGGAGAGCCAGTCCCGCCGAAAACGTCAAGCACCGATAAACTAGGGCAGTTAGCGGCGAATAAATCAAAGTCATTAACTCCAGCAGTATCCCAGTTAGAAACGTCGAGCGCCGTTAACCCGGAACAACTTTGTACGAATGCCCTGAAACTGTTAACTCCAGCAGTATCCCAGTTAGAAACGTCGAGTACCGCTAAATTGGTGCAGCCTTGTGCGAATGAAATAAAGTCATTAACTCCAGCAGTATCCCAGTTAGAAACGTCGAGTACCGCTAAATTGGTGCAGCCTTGTGCGAATGAAATAAAGTCATTAACTCCAGCAGTATCCCAGTTAGAAACGTCGAGTACCGCTAAATTGGTGCAGTTAGTGACGAATGCCCTGAAACTGTTAACGCTTGATGTATCCCAATTAGAAACGTCAAGCACCGATAAACTAGGGCAGTTAGCGGCGAATGTATTGAAACTGGTAACGCTTGAGGTATCCCATCTGCTGGCGTCTAGCGCGACTAAATCGGTTCTACTTCTGAACCAGTCCCGCATCACAGTGACCCCCGAAAAACCCCGTGCCGGGCAACGCTGCCCGACCCACTCAACCAACCCATCGACTTCGCGCGAGACCATGCTCCGATTTACTATAACCGTGTGAATATCCGAACCCGGCCCCGCATAGTTCGGGTCGGTCGGTATTTGATACGGGCCTGCCGTTACGTCAATCTCACCGACGATCACGCCCAGCGCCGTGCCCTGCACAAACGTACCGGACCAGCCACCAGCAGGGACATCAATGAGCATCGAATCATCTGTGTCATCCAGCACAAGAGCCTGAACGCCACCAACGGTCTGCACGGTGGGCTTAGCAGCAGTGGTGGCTTGTGTCTGGTCGTTGCCGTTACCAGATTTGTCGATACGGAGTCCGCAGGGGTCGCCCGGCCCGGCCGGCGTAGTGCCGGCGCTCTCTTGAAACAGTGTCGAACCATCGGTCGAGTCTCCCCAGAAACCATCAGTGCCGTCTGCGAACAGAAGATCCGGAGAAAAATAGGTGGAAAAAGCCCCGCTAGATTTTGCCGCCGCGCCTTCGTCTGTCCAGGCATACGGGTAATAGGTGAGATCCTGAACTTTCGCCAGGCCGCCATTGGAAAGAAAACCTGGCTCTGCAGCTGAAAAAGGGTCGACAGTGAAAAGCACCTCTCCATCTGCCCAGCACTTGCCGACCCCATTGCTATAAACAAAAACCAGCGTGCCAGAGCCTTCCATGAATTCACCAAACCCAGAGCCCGGAATCGGCTTGGATTTGTCCAGATCGGCCTTAATCACCCAAGTGCCTGAGCTGGAATTGAAGTTTGGAATATCGTTGATGGCTGCGGTTTCTGACAGGCTGGCGTCAAGCATCAAGCCCTCGCCAACTCCTTCGCTATAATTGAACCGAGGAACATCGGTGCCAGCTGTCTGGGTGTCACCATTGACGTCCTCGTAATCAGCAGGATCAGGGCGCGAAAAAGTGAACGCAACATTGAACGGGACGGTTTTAAGCGCCATTACACATCCTCCTGGGCATAGGACTGGGCTACAAAGTCAGCGTAAAAGGTGGTGCCGAGCAGATCAGGGTGCAGGGACTGGATCAGAGCAATAATTCTGGACTCGCCCCCGGTGAAAGCATCAATGGCCGTCTGCAGGGCCGTGCTATTTGGGTATTCGCCCTGCTCTACGCCCGTGCCGGTTTGATTCTGGTACAGCTTCAGGGTGCCGCTATCGGACACCCAGAAGTATTCGGTGTCACTGGTGGCAGACTCCCCGGCGGCAATGCTGGGATAGATCGTTGCGCCAGTTCCGGCCACGCCGCCAAGCTGGCCCAGCAGCCCCTGCAGTTTTCGCATCGCCCGGGTAAAGATAGCGGCGGTCTCGATGTCCCCCTGAGCCATTTCTGGGATGCCATCGCTGGTGAAGTCACGCTGAACAGCATAGGCACCTGTCTTGCCAGTGCCGCCGTATGGCGCGGTCAGGGTTAGCTGGGTGTCACTGTCCACCGTGGATACGTCATAGACCAGGCTCACGCCCGCCATGACGAAGCTGTCACCGGCCTGAACATTGGCCAGCCATTGCGTCCCAGATCCAGACACAACTGGACTACCGTTCACCACCGTGGCGGTGCCCGCTTTATATTGAGCCATTGGGTACTCCGGTTATTCCTGCATGAAATAGAAATCGCTGAGGTGGGCTTCCGCCTCCATTACCCGGTTACCTGTGGTCACAAGAGAAACCTTAAGGGCATCCCCGGGGCTGAAGTCGTTTATTGTGTAAGTGCTGGTCAGAGAGAAGGTTTCATCACCCTTCGGCGTACTTATCGTGACCTCATCATTTTCCAGATCAACAAAGCACTCAACCCCATAGAACTGCCCCAGCGCCGGGGCAATAACAGCAGCTGGCGGAGCAGTGCCGGTTTCCGTTGTAATAACCCTGGTTTCCGTTGTTACCCCTTGGCGGAACCTGACACGGTAAGTGGTCGTGAATTCTCTGTCGCTTCCTGATCCCGCATAAGACCAATCGCTCTCCACTTCATATTGCGCCTGGCAGAAGTTGGCTCCGCTGTCTCTACAGGAAAACAGCTTCATATTCATAATGGTGTTTACATTGTCGCCGGAGCTATATGAGCCGTTTGCAGCATGTCCGAACGAGAAACCCACCTTCATTCTGAAGTTAGAGCTGGCCTCTGCCTGGTCAATGATGTACTGGGGAACATAGTGATAAAAATCGACCTTATCGCCATTTCCTGCCGTCTCAAGCCAAAGGGAATACCTGCCTCTATTTAAAGCTGCACTACCCCCGCCAACCACGCTGAAATTGTCATCAGGCACAAATGCTGTGAGGAAGTTATCGTGAACATAGAGCTTCCTGCCGTTGTAGGAATCCACGCCTATTAGTGTGGTTTCCCGGCCAGCAGTAAAATCAGTCCCGTCAAACTTCAGGTATTTCTGATCGCCGTCACCAAAGTAGAAGGTTCCATCGTTTTCGATGAATGCTCGCCAGTTGGTGCCATCGTAATACCCCAGATGGGTGGCAGTGAGGTTAAGGCCTGCAGTCGGTGTATCTCCAAGCCGTGACGGTATGTTTTGCAGGTTGCTGGACCAGTCAGCGCCGGCGGTGGCTGTATCCACCCAGGACGTACCGTTCCAGCGCTTCATTACCTTGGTGGTGTCGTTGTACCAGAGGTCGCCCTCTCCTTCGGCAGTAGGTGCGCTTGTGGAAAAGAAGGTGGTGACCTTGCCGTTAGCAGTGGCCTGAGCATTTGATGCATCAGACAGAGCCTGAGAAATACCTGAATCCTGAGCATCAACCCAGGATGAACCGTCGAATCGGTAAGGGTGATTGCCGTCATCGGTATCAAACCATAGGTCACCTTCGCTCATACCACTGGCAGGCTGGGTGGTTTGATAAAATGACTGTATCTTGCCGTCAGCTGTTGATTGGGCAGATGCAGCATCAGAAAGCGCCTGTGACGCATCCGATGCCGCCTGGTTTAACTGCGAGTATTCACTGCCGCTTATGTCGTTAAGCGAGCCTGGCTTGTCGGTGAGGTTTGCATAACCGCTACCGCCGGTGATTGTCACTGCGCCAGAGAAAGCCGCACTACCGTCGCTGTAGACCGCAAACAATGTGACCCCATCGTACTGATAGGTGATCATCCCGGTTTTACTGTCCGCAGACTTCGGGCCAAGGGTGGCCACCGCATCGCCTACGACGCTTTCAACCTGTCCCGCAACGCTGATCTTCTCCGTGGCGGCAAGTGTGCCGGTGACGATCTTTGAGGCCGTCAGCTTCACGATCTTGGTGCCTTCGATGGCGTTATCTTCCAGATTCGCATCGATAAAGGCTTTGTCGGCGTCGGTAACCGTAGCCCAGGGGCTCAAGCCTTCGACCTCGCCGGCCGCAAGGCTCGGAGTGGTGACGCTGAATTCCTGGCTCATGGTGCCCTGTCCGAAGGCGTCATAGGTCGCGAACCGCAGGAAGTATTCCGTGTTATCTGCCAGGCCAGCTATGACCACAGGCCCGCCATAGGCTTGCGCCACCTGGTTAGCCGGGCCGGGAGTGAAGCCTGTGGACTGGCTCAACCATACCCGGGTGTCCTTGTAGTCCAGATCCGCCGGCGCGTCATAGTCGATCTGCAGGGACCGGAAACTGGCGGACACAGTGATAGCGTCGGGCAATTCTGGCGCCACGTTCTCCACGGCTAATTTCGCGGCCTGTGTGCTCAGTTGGTTCTGCCGCCCCCGGCAGTACACGCGGCACTCAAACGCACGCCACGCGCCAGCCTGACCCAGCTCCCGGGCATAGTCTTCGGCATTCTTCTCGTAGGTGTAGACAAAAGCGGGATCAACCACCCACTCCGTGCGCACCAGGGAGCCATCCGCCCAGACTTCCACCTGGTAATCCTTGAAGTACAGATCCAGTGACCCGCGAGAGGCGCCCAGCTGGCCCTCACTGCCCATTTCCAGCCACTCGGTAACGCTGGTCTTGCGCCACACGAACTTGGCGTCACGGCCACCAAAAACGGCATCGTTGCCCTGCTCGAACAACTCAAGGCCGTGGACGTTCGGAACCTCCACCACATCATCCACATCCTCATCACCCGGCTCGGCATTCTGGATCTTGGTGGTGGTGATCTCTTGGATCGGCGCATCAGGCACGATATTGCCGGACAGGGATACACCACGCGCCCGGATCTCGTAGCTCTTCCCGTCGCTGGGCACCACAAAGCCCACTTCAGGGGAGGCCGGGCCAACCTCGAACCACCCCTGGTCGCCCTTCTCCCGGTACTCAATGACGGCGTATTTGTAGCTGCTGACGCCGGGCGGCTGGACTGCCACCTCAATGGTAGAAAGGTTGGCGTTGGCGCTACGTGGGGTGTTGGTAAGCTCGGCCACGGTCACGGAAACCGGGTTTTCTGTCTCTTCCGGAATGTCAGGGGTAACAGCGATGGTGCCGGTAAGTTGATGGATTACATAGGCTGACTGCCAGACGTTCAGCGGGGTGGGCTGCGGGCTATAAAGAGGTGAAACAATCTCGTTGCTGGAACCCTCATAGAATGAGTAGACGCCAGGGAGAGTAGCCCCCAGAAAGCCGAGGCCGTTGCCGCCACGAGTGCCCTGAAAGCCGGGCACTTCAGATTCACCATAAAAAGCGTGAAAATTAGATTCAGTCAGGTCACCAGGGATGGCGGTCTCACCATCCATGACAAAATAAAGAGCACCGGGCCCGCCCGGTGCCCCAGTGCCAGGGTAAGCCCTCGACCAGCTGTTTGCCTGATAGTAATCAGGGGGCACTTCCGCATCGCCACCAGATAGATCAATCAGGCCGTTTTCACCAATGGCAAAGCCTCGACAAATGATAGCGAGGCCGGCGCCGGAGTTTCCGCCATCAGAGCCAGGCCCCAGATATGTCAACTCCGCTCCAGGCTGAAGCTGAACAGATGGCAGCTTGCCAAGACCGCCGCCGCCATGCCCACTCCCGCCCCAGAGATAGGCGGGCAGCCCCCTCAGTTTTCCGTCCGATACATCAAGGCCGGAACGTGCAGCGCTTACTACCAGGCCGCCAACCGGCTCCAAATCATAAAAGGAATCTGTGAAATCAAAATCCAATATCTGAATGTATGGGTTGGGGGTGTAGGAACGATAAAACCAGCGGTAATTCTCAAAGTTGCTTGCCTGCTGAATGACGCCATCAGACTGGGGCATGGATTCAGCTCGAAGATAACCAGCAAGGCCCTTGTTGTCAGAGTCCCACTTGAAATAGCGAGCCTCATAGACAGGGTCTGTGGTCAGCTCATCGACGCCCGCGCCACCTGGCTGCCCATTTCCTCGGCCATCCAGGGTGCCGTTGTTCTGGAAGTAGCCGGCAACGCGGAGCTGCACGTTCTTGGTGAGCGTGACGGTCACATCCCCGTCGATGGTTAAATCCTCCGGGCACCAATAGATGGCAGTTTCATCAGCAATTGAAGCATGCCCGGCCAGCGTGATGTCTGCCGTAATTCTCCTCTCACCGGCCTCTTCAAGCACCGCGCCAGGGAAGTTGGCCGCACTGATCTCGGTGCCTTCGCTCTGATACCAGCTCAGCGGCAATGCTGAACCAAACTGGTCCACCGGCAATTCGCTGGCCCGCTGACTGGAGCCAAACAGATCAACGGTGACCTTGCCGGTTTGCCAATCCACCTTGACCTGCTGAACCTCGAAGTTCCGGCTCAGGGTCACGTCCACCTGGTCGGTGCTGTAATCCTTAACACAATCCAGATTGACCCGGACAATATCGCCGACTTCCAGATCATTGTTCTCAGGGGAAAGCTCAAGGGACGTGCGCAGCGGGGGGCCAGCATAGCGATCCCGCAGGCTGTCCAGGATGTTCTTGATGGTGGTATAGGTGTGCCGCTCGGCAGAAAGGCCCCGGAATTCAATCTCCAGAGTTTCGGACTGCCCGTTGCGCTCGATAGAGCCGGAATCAAGCAGACGGTTCACCCGGGTAAAGGCTTCTTTGCGCTGGTTCCAGTTCCAAAACACCAGGATGTCGTTGATCATCCCGCCCATGTCGTGGTTCAGGGTCGGGGCGCTCAGCACATTGCTTTCATTCAGCTCCCGCGAATAGCCGCTTTGGGAGGGAATCAGGGTCATGCGGCGCAGGCCGAGCTGACCATCCGAATAGATGGGTGGGTAGCACCCCATGAGCCGGAAAACCTGCTCTTCTACGAACTTCTTACCGCTCTCCTTCTCAACGCCGGACAAAAGGACGGACAGGCCCTCATCAAAATCATCCAGATCCCAAAGATCGGCGCCAATGTTTAAGTATTCCGATGTGCGGATGAACTCAGGGCCCACGCCCATGTGCCAGTGATCTGGCAGGTATTCGCCCGGGTATCCGTAAATTGAGCCGGTCAGCAGCGCGTAGGCCAGCATCGGCGCCGGCATGTCCAGGTAGACGTATTCGGTCACCTTGGGCGCATTGTCGCGCTTTTCGTCTGGGTCCACCTCAATGGTCAGCGGTGTGGTGCCCAGGACGCCACGTGTCACCTGCCTCAGCGTATTGGTGCTTTCATCAACCTCCTCGGCCATGGCGATTTCAAAGGCGTCATTCTCGCCTTCAAGTCGCACCAGGCAGATGCTTTTCCCGCTGGCCAGCGTCCGCCCGGAAGGGCTCACAGGCTGCTTGACCAGCTTCAGGCCATTGACGGAGTACACCTCAATCTCCGTGTCATCCGCAGCCAGGGAGGCGCTGAGCGTGGTCTCCTTCAGAACAAATATGTCATCACGCATCTGGCGCTGAATATCAGCGCACTTGAAGGTGTATTCCTGCTCTTTGTAAGAGGCGCCCTGAATCAGCTGGGTTTGCACCAGGGTGAATGAGGACCAGGACAGCCCAGCAAAGCCCGCGTAATACCGAACCCGCTTGTTCCGCAGACCCTTATCGTCGTTCAACTTGGCCTGCTGCAGCTCGGTCAGACCCTCATCCGCAATTCGGATGGTCATGGAGCCAATCTTGCTGTTGGCCTTGTCCGGGTCCAGCTTCTGGCTGGTGCTGTCCACCCGGGTCAGCACGCCATCGGTCACATTGGCGCCAGAAAGCCCTTCTATCGGGTGGCTGGTGAAGTAGTGGTAATCCTCGCCGCCAAAATCGAACTCAATAACAAAGCGCGGCTCTCGGACAGCTTGAGCGTTAAGGGAGCCAAAGGCGCTGTTATGCGTTCTCATCGAATACCTTCACTTGCCATGAATAGGAGTAGAACCCAGCGGAATTAACCAGCCTTTTGGCAGGATTGCCGCGTAATTTGTAGCTAACCGGGGCAACCGGGCTGCCTGGCTCCCCCATCAGGTCCAGGGTGAACGGCTCGCCGGCGGCCACGGACATCAGGAACTCACGCATCTGGGCAAGCAGCGTCACATCATCAATGGCCACCGTGCTGAAGCTGTCCCGCTCTTCAATGCGATAGAAAGTGGTGAAATCCTTGCCAGACAGCGTGGTGAGGGTGTTTTCCTCGCGGTCAAACGATGGAGACACGCTCTCGATTCCCACTTCCATCTCGTAGGCTTCACCGGCAGTGTGGCCCGAAATGACGCCTCGCCTTGCCGTGTAAATGATTACCGCCATGCTTTCTCCGGGCATAAAAAAACCCGCCGAAGCGGGTTTCTTGGTATTGGGTTCTGTTTACTGCTTCCTAAAGTAATCCTCGCAATGCGGCGCGGCCAACCTTAGCGATTCATCTCTAACGAAATCCGATGCGTGATCTTCATCGCCCAGCGGCGTCACAGTAATTCCCTTGGCTGATTTATCCACCATGGCGTATGAGCCGTCAGAAAAATAAAGCCTTCCCTGGCTGTATTTCGCCTTACCAACCGCGTCGCGATGATTCCACGAGTGACAGGTATCAACATAACCATCCGCCGCGATATGCATCGTCATAACGTATGGCCCTAGCCCGCCCGTCCATGTCCCTACAGCATAGTCAGGCGCGGGCTCCGCTGTGGCGTGGACGTACTGATTGGAATCCATCGGGCCCCAGCCAGGGGCGCATGACGCAAATACAGGGGCAAATAGGACTATCCAGTATTTACTGGTAAACCGAGTCATCAGTCACTTTGAGTTCGTCGTTTTGGAATTTCACCAACAGGGCCCTGAGATCTTTCGCGCCCTCTTGGTCGTAATACTGAGGAAATGGCTCACTGCAACCAAGCGGCGTGCACGACTTTATAACCAGCAAGGGCTTGTCCGCCGATGCGCTGAAGATAGAGAACCGGTTTTTCATCCCAGGCTGACCCCATGCAGAGCCAATCTCTTTGTCCAACATGTCTTGCCGAGAAACGGCCATCTCGGCCCACTCAAGATACTTATCAATCAACCCCGTGTACTCCGAGACCCTGTCACGGGAAAACATGATTTTCCTGAAGTAGCTATCGCCGGGTCGGTAGGAGTCCATGTAAACGGTCAGCACATCTTCACCGCCGACCACGCCCTGAATGGCGATCTGCGTATGCCGCTCCGAATACTGATTGCTGATGCTGTTGTAATCCATTGCCGGCAAGCTTTCGTTTACCGAAATCGCTCCCGGCTTCAGGCCGCCGCATGCCGAAATCAGCGCTGCCATAATTGCTATCGCAATAAATTTCATGAACCCTCCTTGTGTTTGGGGTCATGGTATCGCGGTTTTAGCTGCCGGCCAATTCTCGGCCTTGGCGGCTGGATCGGTTGATGAGGACATAATCAAGGTCGTTAATCCTCTCCCCCAACTTCCCAACAAGGGTTTCGGTAAGGCTTTCTTCATCCAGCCCAGTGACTGGGCCCTGAAAATTGATGGTTACACCGCTTCCACCTGCTCCGCCATCCAGCTGGACCGGAGCCGGAGCAGCAGGAACGGTCTGCACCCCGCCTGAAATCCCACCGCCCCCACCGCCGCCAGCCGAACCGCCCCCGCCAAATTGGGCTGACTTGATCGCCTGTAGGCGGGCACCGCCTGCTACGATAGCAGCCGCCGCTGCTGCCGCACCCAAAGCGGGGCCGACGAAAGGAATCCCAGACATAGAGTCGTATGCTTTTTGCGCTGATGCCGGGATGCTGACCAGTGTCTGGGCAATTGCGGCGGCTTTGCCGATCTCAAACATTTTCCGGTTTTCACTGGACATCAGCCCAGTGATTTCGGATAACCCGGACGCCGCCAGACTTGCCTGCGCAATCCACCGGGCTCGATCCATGCCCTCCATTGCGTCGTTAAAGCGTTTATTCTCTGCCTCTACTGCGGCGTTCCATCGCGCCTCGTTATCAAACTGCTCCTCTCGGGCGCCATTTAGTATTTCCAGATTTCTTTCATGATGAAGCCTTAGCAGCTCCTCTTCGGTCATGTACTGCTCAAGCAGCTGTTCCCCACGGTCTATCTTCTTCTGCCGCTCTGCCTCCATTTCGGCGATAATCTCTGCCGCCGCCCGGCGCGATTCCAAGTTTCGCTCTATGGCGTCCTTCTCGGCCTCATGGGCATCAATAGTGGCGTAAGCCTGCTCGGCAGCACGGATCTGGCTTTGTGTGGCGCCATCGACAGCCAGCTTGTAGAGGTCCGCCTGGGTGGCGGTCATGCCCAGGGTTTGGGCTTCAAGGTTCAGGGCGTCGATGCGCTTCTGGATGGCGTCGGTGTTGCCAGAGTTGCTGCCACCGCCAGAGGGCTTATCTTCCGGCTTATCGCCTGCCCCGCTTCCACCACCTTCGGCGATCTCGAACAGCCGGGAGAATGTAGCCCGATAGTCCTCTGCTTTTTGCTGGACGGTATCCAGCTCTGCACGCAGCTCGATAAGCCGTTTCTTCCAGTTATCCGCACTTCGGTCTTCTGGGTTCCGATCAAGCAGCAACTGGTAACTTTGGATGCTGTTATACAGACGGATCGCTTCGTCTTGCAGATCCTCGAAGGGCTGCTCCAAGTCCATCAGCTTCTTCTGGGCCTGCGCTGATGTCAGTCGCTCGAAAGAGCCGGCCAGCTTGTCGATCTCGGAATCCAGATCAACGGCTTTCTCGCTTGCCTCATCAGCACTGGTGGCAAAGTAGCCCAGCGCCAGGACAGCGGTTGTCACCACCCCTACGGGACCACCCAGGAGGCCCATGGCACCAGATGCTGCCCGGGCGGCAACGCTGGCACGGCCTGATGCTACGGCTGCGGCATTGGATGCTGCTGTATGGGCCGCCTGTGCGGATGAAGCCCTGGCCGTAGCCTTGGTGAGATTATCCATGGCGAAGGCATGGGCATTGGTCCCGGCCGTGGCCTTGGCATCCGCAAGGGCTCGCTGCTGGATGGTCCGGGAAGCAATCAGCTCTGCTTCAGTTCGGCGCGCGATCGCGGCCGTGGCTACGGCCTCAGCTTTCGCGTCCTCAATGGAAGCCAAAACTGAGCGGCCTTTGGCTGCCGCATAGGAAGCCACCGCCGCCGTGGCGCGCCCAGCTACCAGAACCGCCAGCCCCTCAATCACGGCAGACAGCTGCTCTGTGCTCTCTTGAGCCTCACCCAGGGTGTCACCGTACCCAGACCACAAGCGCACCAGGTCGGTAGCTGTCTGTGTGGCTGAGCGCATCAGTCCTGCTTGAGAGTCGCCAATGCCAATCAGGGCAACGTCTACAGCACTGAAGAACGAATCAATATCACCCTGCAGGGTGTCCAACTGGGCCGCCGCAGTCTCTGCAGCTTGCCCTGTCGATTGCAGCCGCGATTCCATGTCGCGCAATGCGCTGGAGCCATTGCTCAGAAGAGCAGCAAGCGCGGGGCCTGCCTCTGCGCCGAACATGGCAACCGCACGGCTAGCCGTTACACCGCTGGCTTCAAGGTCAGCAATAATATCGACAAGGGGCCGGAATTCGCCCGCAGAATTGCGGACAGAGATGCCAAGATCATCAGCCTGATCCGGCAGCTCATTGAGGATGGCCCGTAGGCCGGTACCTGCACGCTCGCCATTACCGAATGCAGTGGTCAGCAAGCCAAGGGTGGCAGTAGTGCCCTCAAGGGACTGCCCCAATGCCGCCGCTGTCGGCCCAGCATTACGCATGGCGACCTGCAAACGATCTACGTTCAGGGCACTGGCGCCAATTGATGCAGTGTAAACATCAACAACGCGGCCGGAATCAGAAGCAGCCAGCTCGAACTGATTCAGGGTGGAGGTTACCAGCTCAGTGGCTCGCCCCAGCTCTGCCTGACCAGCTTCGGCCAGGCTCAAGACGTTATCCAGCGAGGCCATCTGTTCGGTGGCGCTCTGGCCACTGGATGCAAGTGCATAGAGGGCTTCGGTGGTTTGCGCGGGGTTGAATCTGGTGGAAGCAGCAGCTCTTAGCGCGGATTCGCTCAACTGATCAAGCTCTTCTGCCGTGGCGCTCGATACAGCGCCCACGTTTTTCATGCCCTGCTCGAAGCTGGCTGTTCCCTGAAGGATGGAACGGAAAAACTGAGAAGTGGCGACCGTGGCCAGCGCGGCGCCAAGCAGCTTCAAGCCACCGGACATCTGATCAGTGGCGCGAGTTACCTTGCCTTCGGTCTGCTCAGCCTGACGACCCAGGCGATCAAGGTGGCGCTGCCCACCTTCAACTTGGGTGCTATCAACCGCCAGTACCAGTCTTGCCGTTTCGGTCATGCCAGGCCTTCGCTCTGATTTGATCCAGACGGCGCAACACATCCACCTCCCAGGGTAGAAGGTGGATTTGCTTCAGTGCTGCCCAGTGATGGATCTCGGTGTAGGTGCAATCGCCCAGCTGACAGAACCACCCCCAGAGGTACTCCATACCTTCCGGGGGCGACTCAATCTTCAGGCTCTTGGGTTTCTTGCCGGTTTGCTTCCAGACCTGTTCCAGTCGCTGGCGCTGGCTGGTACCGGTCTTGGCGTCGGGTAAATCGAGGTCTATTTGCCCTTCCGCCCAGTCGTAGAGTCGCTGGACGGTTTCGTGAAAAAACGGGCATCGTTGGAGGCGTAGCGGTCGATCATGTCCCGCAGCTGGGGCGCCTCACGCAGAAGCTTCTGGACGTTTTCGGGGGTGCACTCCTCTTCAAAGGACCAGTCACCCACCAGGGCGGCGGTCAGGATCACTGTGCGATCCTCTGCTTTCACCTCGCCCTGGCCGGCAATAGCTGCCAGATCGGCCCGATAGGCCTCGGCCTTGGCTTTCTGGAAGCTGTCCGACCATTGAGACCGGATCACCAGATAGTGTTCGGTCTTTTCCCCTTCCGGGGTGCGCAAGGGCACCTTGATGCCCTCGTTCGCCTTATCCCGGGTGAAAAACGCATCCATCCCTACCATTACGCGGCACCTTTGGTGATTACGATTTGGCTCTCTTCGGTTTCATCAAAGAGGGCCATGATGTCCAGAGAAATGGTCACCTCGCCTTCGCCGCTCACGTCCGGCTGCCCGCTGTTGTACTTGATGCGCGGCAGTGTGAAAGCGTAGGCGTTGGTGCCATCACTCAGGGTGAATTCCAGGCTGGATTCAGTCTCGTTGAGGAACTTCTCGTAGAGCGCCTCGGATTCGAACCAGGCAGTGACGGAGCCGGAAAGGTTGGACTGGGCAATGCTCAGGCAGGCGGCAGTGTCAGAACCGACTGTAAACAGAGCTTTCAGGCCGTTTTCCAGGGTCAGAGACAGTTCGGTGATGATGGCGATGGCCGAACCGCCCTCCTCGATGGTTCCGGAGAAACTGTCAAACGGGCTGGATGTGGTCCCCGGGTCATAAGTGGCACCGGCGATAGCGGTCTGGGCCGGAGCATCCATGGAGCGACCAATCAGCCCGAAGTTGCTGGTGATAATCGCGTTCGGCGATACCGTCAGGTTCCAGGTGTTGAATTCGCAGCCCTTGTAGCGCAGGTACTGGCCAATATCGGCAAAGTGGCGCTCGATGGTGAATGGCCGGCGGACAACGCCAGCTTTCAGCTCATCGGTGCCTGCAGTAGGGGTGTCTACCTCCCACGTGCCGCAAAGCACCGCCTCCAGCATGGTGTCGAAGGCGCCGCCGTAGGAGAGCTCACAGTTGATGTCGCCACCGACCTGCTTGTTGCCATGGCGCATGTCAGCGATCTGCCGATCAGGGCGCAGTTCCTGAGACTGGATGGTCTCCTTGGTCAGAGCCAGCGTGGTGCCGGTCTGCCGGATGGGCGTAAAAACGGGAGTTGCCGGTGTGGTACCGGCAACAGATTCGGCCACCAGGGCCATAGAGTGGCGAGAGCCATTTGCAGGGCAGCCCATAGGGAACCTCCATCAAAGGGAAAGCCGCGTCTCACGACGTGGGCGTTTGGGCGTCTCACGACGGCCAATAAAAAAGCCCGCGATTGCGGGCCCAGGGAAATGTTCCCGGGTTCTCTCCCCCGGGAAGTCACACCACTCGATACTTCGCGCTGATCAGGCGCTTTTCTGCCCCAGGTGTCGGGGATCTTTGGTCCCAGTAGCTAGCTGGATGGCGCTGGTCTCTTTCTCACCCCAGTCCGCAAGGCTTCCCCCGGTGCGCGTCTCACCGGCTCGACCAAATCAATGCACCGCGCCCCCACGTCTCACGACGGTAGAGCGCAGCGGCTTTAACTGGTTTGAATTTCTGCAGAAACAGAGACGATGCTGGTGTACTTGCTGACTCGCTCGCCAATTGTATTTACCTGCATGTTGTTCACATCCACGCCAACCGAATACATATGGCCAGACTCTTCATGAAATTCCTGGATAGCCCTCTGGACCTTCTCCTGAAGGCATTTCAGCGACTTATCAATGGTGTAGCTCACGGTGTCGGCTCCATAAAAAAGCCCGCTCAGTGGCGGGCCGTGGGGTTTAGGCAAACGCCCGGTTGATCCAGGCGCTGTAATAAATCGTTATCGAAACGCGGCTCCAGTTATCCACCCGGCGCATCGGGCTGATGCCGCAAGAGCGAATCAGAACGCAGAGCGGGACGTAAACGCCGTACTCCTGGTCGATGAAATCCAGGTCCAGCGTTTCTGTTTGTGGTGGAGCCTCGAAACGGGCGCCAGCCTTGAACCGGGCGGCCACTTGATCGGCCTTTGCCAATAGCGGGCTGTCGCCGGTGTTCAGTGGCCAATTCAGGTCAATCTGGAAGACGCCATCGTGACGGTCTTGGCCGGTATCGCCCAGCGTAGCTACGCCCGGCTGTGCCGGCAGCACATGAACCCGCGCCCAAGGCGTGCCCGTCTCAGGGTCAAAGTCTTTGCCGGGCTTTGCCCAGGGCAGCCCAAAATCGCCGCTGATCCACGACTGAACCAGAGCGTTGCGAATATCGAGGAATCTCATACGCGGTTCTTCCGGGCTTCTTCTTCAAACAGGCGCTTAAACCGGGCCACGTTGCGGCGCAGCATGCCCTCCGGGGCCTTGGTGTGGGACCAGCCATCAAACTCAACGCGATAGGCGTAGGGCATGTTATTGCTGAGCATGGTGACACTGCCGCCCTGAATGGCCCGCACAATGGCTTCCATTTCGGCGGTGGTGGCACTGCCATCCTTGTCGGTGCGGCCATTCTCTGCCGATGCGGGGGAGCCTGTTGTGGTTTGCCAGTCACCGCGCAGGCGGCCATCCAGAACCGGGGTGTCCATGATGACCGCCCGAAACAGCCTCAGCTCAACGCCTCGTGCTGTTTGCTCCATCGAGCGCCCGGCCTTCTTCGAGAATGACCGAACATCCGATGCAAAGCTCATTTTCTCACCTGAATCTCATGGAGAAGGGTTTGCCCAGCAGGGCGCAGGGTCTTGATGCGAATAATCGTCCAATCAATACCGTCCACGGTGACCGAATCCGTCACTACCGGGTCAACGTCAAACGGAGCCAGCAGCAACTTGCGGTCGCTGGTGCGGATCTCGTTACCGGCGGCACGGGAATCACCGGCCTCTTTGATTGAGTAGTTCAGCAGCACGCCGTTCGGGGTGAAGCTTTCCGGGGTCTGGCCGGTCACATCACCAGTGAGCGGATCTTCTGTGCCGCCCGTTACGCGGGTAATAGTCACCGGCCGGCCGAACTGCGCCAGAAGCCGCTGCGCTGTGGCCGCCTGTCTGTCGTAAAAGGCACTCATGCCCGGACAGCCAACAGCCCACGGGTTACCAAGAAATCAGCAAACTGCGCACGGCTGGGCCGCTCAGGGGCCGCCCACATCAGCTTGCCGGTATTCTCGATTTGGCCATACTCCACTTCCAGAACGTCTACCTTCTCTTTTGTGACCGGCCCTTGGCGCTGGTCTGGCGGGTTTGTCTGGTCGTTGAATATCTCAGCAGCCAAGGCCATCTGGCCATACTCAATACGCGAGGGGATGTAGTCGTTTGACTGCAGTTGGCCATCTGTCCACACGTTGGAGCGAGGCCACGCCAGCGCCTGGCCAGCATTGGCCCGGTGACCCTTCCATTTCATCACGTTCATCTGGACGGCAGCCTGGCGCAGAAGGGCTTCCTGCTCTGCCTCAGTGTCAGGCACGGTCACACCATAGAGGGTGCCGTAATCAGCAAAATCAGCTGCCGTGGCGTAGCTTTCAGCGTCAGCCTTGCCTGTGCCGTCCTCGATGATAAGGGCCATGCCTGCTCCTGCATTCCGGCTTACCAGAATGCCTCAAATTGGGTAACTGAAAAGGGGGCAAATGCCCCCTTGTTCACTCGCCAGCCTTATCTGCCGGCGCTTTCTTTTCGGCTGGCTTCTTTGCCGGCGCTTTCTTTTCGGTCACCTTCGGCAGATCCTTTTCGGGGGCTGCGTCTTTGCGACCATTCTCGGGCACAAAACGGGCATCCACAATACGGACGCCGGACTTCTGGGCCAGCGCCTTCACATCCTCGTTATAGCGAGTGAAGGGGCCGGGCAGATACCAAACAGGCGCTTTATTCGCCATGGGTCATTACTCCTTACTGAGCAGCGTCGCCAACAGCGATAACGCCTGCAGTGTGTTTCACAGAAGTGGCCACTTGGTCCCAGTTGGTGCCAGTCGCCAGCTCTGCGTCGGTGGGTGACTTGCCGCCGTTCGCTTCATCCCAGGTGTAACCTTTCAGGCCAAGGCCGAAGGTGTAATCCACCTGCATGGTGGTTTCGATGCGGTCTTTGCCGTTGCTGGTTTCGATGTTGCTGATCACATCGCCCCCGTCATGCACGATGGCCGCTGACTCAACCAGGCCCAGCACCTTCTGAAGGTCCGGGGTGCCCGCTTCGGACAATGCCGGTGCATCGGTGACAATCACCGCCTTACCCAGAATATCCACAACCTGGACGTTCTGAGCTTGGAACAACTGCGGGGTGTTGGTCAGGTTCTGGCCAATCAGCTTGTGATACACGGCGCCGGTCATCACGTTGGTGATGATGTTGCCGCTGTGGTCGCCAAACTTCGCATGTGCTGAGTTCAATGCGCCGTAATCCAGGCCAGCAGAGCCGGACACATCGTTGGTGGCATCGCTGTTGTTCTCGATGGCAGCAACCAGTGCCGCAATGGCCGTGTTCAGCTGGTCGGACATGAGCGCTTCCGCAAAGTTACGGCTAGCCACCTCAATGCCCTCTGCGGTCGGCTTGCGCAACCAGGTCAGCTGGCCCGGCTCAAACAGGATCGGGCCGAAACCACCGGCAACCTTCACGGAGCTGTGCTTCAGCTGGGTCAGGTCAGTGGCGGACGCGGAGCCATTGGCAGCGTAGCGGTCAACCCGACGCTGAGCACTGTGGATGGCTGCGAAGAAGGATTCTTGCAGGAAGTCACCATCGAAGCCTTCAGTGGTCAGGCGGATGGAGTTGCGGCTTGCGGCGTTAAATTTTTCCACCATCTGGGCCAGCGTCTCGATGGTTGCCGGCATGATGTACTGGTTAAACACCTGCATATCGGAAAGTGCCATGATTTGTTACCTCAATTATTCAGTTCAGGGAAACGGTTTTTGATTGCGGCTGTACGCTCGGAACGATCACCGCCCAAGCTGCCTTTTGTTGCGGCACCGCCGCCATTACCGCCCCCGCTGGCACCGCCACCAGAGGCCTTGGAAGCAACAATCAGCGGCGCAAAGGCCGGATCGTTGCTGAATTCTGCTTTCAGTTCGTCCACGGTCATCGCGCTGGGTTTGCCCTCGGCATCCAGCACTACGGTGGTCGGCTTGCCGTCGCGAACCTCCATGGACAAGCGGCTGGTCAGGTGCGGCTGGAGCGCCTTTGCGCTGCCCTGCACTGCAATCTCGGCAGCAATGCCGGACGCCACACCCGTGACCATTTGCTCCTTGAGCCAGGCCTGATGCTGTTCGACCTCGCCTTTCAATTCGGTTTCACGCTTTGACAGCTTTTCCTGCCAGCTCTTTTCCAGTGCATCCACGTCGCCGGCCTTGCGGCTTTTGTCGTCATTGATAGATGCCAGCTGATCCTCCAGCTCCTTCATGCGCTTGGCGGCTTCCTGTCGCTCCTGCTTGGCGGTTTTTGTTTCGCCCAGCAGTTTTTCCTGGTGCTCTTTCAGGCGGGCGTTCTCGGCCTGAATTTCGGTGATTTGCTCCGGGGTCAGGCTGCCGCCGCCACCGTCACCGCCTTCGCCACCGGCGCCTTCACGTTTAATTTGGGGGATCTTGTTGATAAGCATTGGTCACTGACCTCTTGGTTTACCCACTGGGTTAAACCCCCGCCCGCTCGAATGCCTGCGGCTCAAGCGCCCGCATTTCGTTAAGGGTTAGGGGTTGGAAATTTCGATCTAGCTGCAGCTGCGCGAAACGCTCTGCATTGATGCCGCCATTGCGAAGCAACTTGCCCCGCGTTGGCCCTACTGCTAAATCCTGGAAAGCGGCTGGCTGTCGCTTCAGCCACTGGTAGTACGTCAGGTCGGCGTCCACATAACCGTTTTCACTGGATCGGGTGGCGCCTTTGTCGAGGAAGTCCAGCCCGTCATCCAGCTCAGCCACCGTGGTAGAGCGGCAGCCGATATGCAGGGGCGGCATTGGCCCGTCGCCCACCTCAAACGTCTGCCCATCAAGGCTGCGGCACTGTGTCGTGGTGCGGCTATCCAGCGTGGAAACCCACCGATAGCCTGTTACCAGGTCGGCATTACGATCCCACGTCTGCTTTCTTGCGGTACTGGCCACATGCTGCACGGCAGTCCGCACAATGGCCTCGGCATGGCGCCGGGTTGTTTCCAGCAGGCCGTCTTTGTAACGCAATGCTTTGGTGCCGCGAATCGAGCGGACAATCTCGGCATTGGTCTGGCCCTCGAAAGCGCCTTGCCTGATGCGATTCTTGACCGCCTCAACTTCGCTGCGAGCCCAGTCTTTAATGAATGGATCGAGCAGTTTGCCGCCCTGGCTGCCACGAACGCTCATAGGGTCCAGGGTGGCCGCTGACCAGACCGTGGTGATCGCCGGCACCGCAAACGAGGCCGCGCTGACCACGGAATTCAGGTTCCGAGCTTCAAAGCCCGCTTCGTATTCGGCCAGCTCCTTGAGGCTGCCCAGCAGGCCAGCTATTTGCTTGGCGTAAAGCCCGGTCAGCAGGGTGTCGATCTCTTTTAGCAGCCGGTTCAGCTTGTCGCGTTTGTAGGCGGCAATTTCAGAGCGAAACAGCAGCTTCTTGCGGATTTCCCGGTCTGCTTCCTTGAGAAAGTCAGCCATCTGCTTGGCTTCGCCAGACTTTAGGCGCTCAAGGTAAACCGCGTGCCGTACCGTCGAATCAATGAGGGCATCAGGAGTCGCCATCAGCGTCATCCAGGGCAAGGCCGGTTCCGCTTTCGCCTACTTCCTCGCGCACTTGGTCGTCAGTCTTTTCTGAATCAATCAGACCAGTGCGGCGCATCCATGCCCACACGTCAGTCTCAGGAACAGCGCCGCTCATCCAGGCCGCCACAATCTCACGCAGCAACTGGGAATCCAGCGCGTGTTCCACCAGATCCTGATTGAGCAGATAGGACACATCACCAGACGCGCCCATAAATTCCGCGCACCACTCCAGGCACTTCGTGTAAGCCTCGGAAACATTGGCGGACGCCAGAGACAGAGCTGAGTGCTGTGCAGCATCATCGCTGTTCACTTCCGTGGCCGTCTTGATTGCGCTACCGACCTGCATCAGCTTGGCGCCGAGGGCAACCATGCGATTTTCGATCTTTTCCAGCTCTGACTGAATCGCAGAGTCAGCCGTTACTGTCTCAATGCCGAATTGGCCGCCCTCGGGCAACATGATGGGCGCGCGGGAGCCAACCAGAACGCCCTTGTCTTCCAGCATGTCCACCCATTGCTGGGTTAGTCCTGACATCCATGGCTGTGGCTGCCCGGCATAGAAGAGCGCGTTATACCAGTCTGCGCCCACCTGATAGTGTTTTACGTTCTGCCGTGCCAGATCCACAAGCGGCGCCTTATCGATGCCGCTATCGTTGTTCTGCGCACCTACAAACGTGAACGGGATGCGATCCCATGGGGCACCATTGCCACGCTTCGGGGTGTACTGTTCGTAAATCTCCCACGCCGCGCCCTTTTCATTCCCGCGCCAGACGGTGACCTGATAAACGCCTTCAACCAGCTGCAACACTCGGTACTGTTCGATTTCATCCACGCTGAAACCGTCCGCCGCCACTTCCTCTGCTGTTTCATGCAGCACGACAAGCGACAGAAGATGAGCGCCGCCCACCTTCGTGGTGCGCCAGTTGGGAATCTGCTCAGCGTCGTACAGAGCAACATTGGCCCGAACAAGCCCGGCGTTCTGATCCGCACGCGAGGCAGGCACATCAGTCTGTGGGTAGTCAGCCAACAGCCCGGCGCGACCTTTCTGCATCACATCAGCAAGCACTCGCTGGCTTTGCTGGTAAATGCTCACGCCAGCGCCATCAACGTCTGAATCAACGTATTCAAGGGCGCCGGGCAATTTCAGTTCCGGATCTTTACGGAATACCGCACCGATAAGCCCCTGCAGGGTGTGCCCGGTGACGTTGAAGAAGCTGGCCCGTTGCTTGTAGCGGTCATAAACGGCTTTCTTCTCGCCAGGGTCTTCTTCCACCGCTGAAGGGTTGGGCAGATACGACTCTCCCTTGGCTTTGACTTTTTCCTCTCCGGCAACAACGTCCGCGACCAACTCCCAGCTGGGAAGCGCTGCGTTGTAATCGCCTCGTGTGTAGGTAACGTCTTTTGCCATTAGTAATTCATTCTCAGCTTGGTGGCAGTGGCCGGCTTGATTACCGGGTAGTCGTGGTGGATGAAGTAGCCGCCGGCGTCGTTCGGGTGGTCCAGATCGCCTTTCTTGTCTGGCTCGCCGTTATCAGCCCACGGCTGCTGCTCCAGGCTATCCGCATAACCCGGGCATTTATCCGTGTTCACAAGGTAGCGGCGCTCGCCTTTCGCATTACAAAACATGGCGTTCATGGCGTTTACGCGGTCTTTAACCGGGGGGTTGGCCTTCGGCGCATGCACCGAGAAACCGGCATCCCTGAGCGTTGCAATGTCGGTTTTGCTGGCGTTAACGGATTTTCTGGAATCGCCAGAGGCGTCTGGGTAAATGCGAATCTCGCATGTCTTCCAGTATTCGCCGTCCCGGTATTCCCAGTACCGCTCTTTGATCTTCTGAATCATGTCCGGCGTGTCATAGCCATTCAGAATCTCATCCACCGCCCGGGGCATCTTGTTTCGCTGTACGTGGGTGACAGCGGCCATCTTTCCCACATTGAAGTCCATGCCGATATACAGCGGCTCACCGCTCTGAACGGTGTCAGAACAGTGATTCAGCGTCTTGTCGAACTGGTGGTAAACCGTGCCCGAAAGCAGGTTTACAAACTGGCCGTTCAGGTAAGCCCGGATCAGCTCCGGGGTGTAGGCCTCCAGCATGGCGTCAATGTAGTCATCCGGCAGGTTCGCTTCATTGTCGAACGTGGACGCCTGGATGATGCCGTAGCGCTTGGCCATTTCCGGCCTGTCACGCAACGACCTGACGAACTGGCGATAGACGAACTTGAAGCCTTCCGGCGTCGTCGTTACATCAATGCCGTTCTTTACCCCATGCACCTTGTAGCGCATGCGAGCCATAATCTTTCGCCAGGCCTGCTCTGCCTTCTTCTCGGCAAGCAGGTCCAGCTCATCGACCAAGGCGTGGCCGATCTTGAAGCCAACAATGTTGGCCGGGTCATCAATAGAGCGGCAGATCACAGATCCGCGGTACCGGCTGCCACTGTAAACCTCTACTTCGTGGTCGCCCTTCTTGACCTTGACCCGAAGGCCCATTGTCTCGGCAACCTCGCCGATAGTCGGGTAGAAAATATCCCGTATCAGCGGATAGGTCGGGGCAAAGTAGCCCTGGTTGATTTTCGGGTGCTCGTAGAAATGCGCCAGCATCCCGGTGCAGCCCACCCAGGTTTTGCCTGAGCCAAAGCCGGCAACATAGGCCCTGTACTTGTGAGGCAGATTCAGGAACTGGCTTTGCGGGACATTAAGCCCCGTTTTCACCACCTTTGCGTGTCCTGGCATCCTGAACCTCGAAAACAATCTTGGTTGGCGGCAGATCCGCGTCGCCACCAGCAGGGTCAGGGTTGCGCTGCCACTTATCGCGCTGCCTGTTGTGAAGCCAAGCCAGGCAGGCTGTCGTGTCCGGCGGGTAATGCTCTATGTAAGGCTCAACGACCGGCGAACCTTCGTACTGCATAATCTTCACAGCCTCATGGCTGTAGCCGCAGGCTCTGCGGTAAAGGCTTTCCACCACATTGGCATCCGCCAAAGTCTTGCCCTTTTTTATGGACTCAAAGAATTCGGGATGCTTCTTTTTCCAGTTGTTGATGGTTTGCTCTGTCACCTCGAAAAACTCGCCCAGCTCCTTGTCGGTAAGGCCTAGCTTGCAGAGCTTTTCAACCTGATCAGCGTATTCTGGTTTGTAGCCTGTCCTTCTGGCCATCACCGATGACCTCCATACCGGCCCCGCCGGCTCACTTCGGGCACCGCCCGGTTAATTCCCCCGCGTTACCTGCGGGTTCTTGTCGATAATCATGGCGTCGAACTTTGGCGCAACACCGTAGATGGCCACCACCAGGGTTAACGCCGCCATCAGCCCGCCGATGACGTAAACGCCGCCTCGGACAAAAGCGTTCATTTTGATGACCGTCCGGTTTGTCTCTTCCGAGGTTTCGGCCATGCTCACCAGGTACTGGACAGACTTCTCCAGATCGCCAACACGGTGAGGCAGCTTTTCTTCTTCCAGGACGCGCAAACGGTGATCTGTCAGCGTGTGCGAGCGCTCCAGGTCGTTTACCCGAAGCGGAATACTGTCCATGTCATGTGCCTCATGTGTCATCCCGGAAACTTCTCCACCACTGCCGAGCCAGGTAGGCCAGCACAAGCCATGAAAATAAAATGATGATCGTTGCCAGGACGGCTGCGTGGGCCGTGTCCTGTGCGTATTTACTCAGCCGCGCGGATCGCATCGACCAGTCCGTTATGGCGGGTTGCGCAGTCGTGGTACTGGCTGGCCCACTGCTTCATGGTGGTCAGCACAGTGCCGGCCTCCCCGTCACTCAGGGTCGGCAGTGTCGCCGGACAGGTCGCCATCAGGTTCTGCTGGTAGCTGGGAAGCGTCGTTGAGGGCCGCAGCATTGAGCAGCCCGACACCAGCGCCAGGCAGGCACACATTGCGATACACCGGCTTAATGACTTCACGGGTCACCCCACGGTCGATAACGGTTTGATTGGCCTTCAGGCCGGACAGCTTTTCTTCCACTACCCGGGCCACATCGCTGTGACTCTCCAGGGCCTCATCAATGGCGGCGCGGGTTACCCGCTCCCTGAGCAGGTCCAGATTGCCCTCGTACCAGCCTCGAATGGTCCAGCCGCCGAACAGCAGGGCTACCACTGCAGCGATACCAACGATGATGCGTATCTGGCTCATTTCTGCTCCCGGCGCCACTTCCAGATGCCAACCCCGATGGCCGGCAGGCCGAACACCGTGGCCAGTGCCGCAGCTGTGCCCGTGGGTACGTCTGGCGGGCTGTCACCGAATACGCGGATGGTCACCCAAGTGGTCAGGGCGATGGCCCAGACGATCACTACGAGGCTCATCAAGGCGTTCTCGGTGATGAACCGGTACAGGCGGGCCATCAGTAGCTCCACACCCAAGGGCGGGGCCGGCCCGGCTCGTGCTTCAGGTCATCCAGGTGAATGAATCGCCCGGCGCCTTTCTGATTGACGCCGATCCCGGTAAAGCCGTGTTTTATGGCCAGCTCAATGATTTTCAGGGCATCGCCGCCACTGACTGCAATATCAGCAGCCCGACCACTGGCATGCGCCCCCGGGGAGGCCTTGCGGGCCTCAATGGGGTGAGTTGGGTGCCGGTAACCGCTGGTAATGGTCATGGCCCTGCCGTACTCAGTGCGCAGAGCCTGCAGCTTTTCCATAAAGCCCGGCCTCATGCCGTTTTTACCGGTGTGGGAGCACACGAATTCATGCGGCTGGAAGTTGGCGAATCTGTCCCAGTCCATTGCATGCTCCAGAAACAAAAAGCCCCGGGCGGTCGGGATACTCCCAACCCATCGGGGCAATAAAAACCCGCCGTAGCGGGTTTGGGGGAAGGGCCACTTCTTGTTGCAGTTTCCTTTGGGGGCAGGAAACCACAGTGGCAGATTTCATGGTACTTTAGGCTAGACAAGTATCAATGCGTTTAACTGTCTAGACGACCAGTGGTTATGCGGACATGGCGGCCTGGCCAGAAAGAGCACCATCAATCCACGCCACCGCCTCATTCTTGAGCTGCCCCGCCTTGTCTTTGCTCACCCCCATAGCTTTACCCAGGGCTCGCAGTGTTTCGTATTCGTGGATATACCAGCCGATAAGGGCGCGCTTGTGCATCTGGCTTTTGCGGTTGCCCACCATCCCCACCAGCCGGTCAATCAGCATGGCCTCATCGTCTTGCATGGGCTCCTCGCCAACGACGCCGCCCGCCATATCAGCGATTCGCCCCATAATCCCGTTGCACTTTGGTGTTCCGCTGCTTGTGCGAACCCACCGGCCCCAGCGCTCCAACTGAAGATCAGTATCAACTGTGCTCATCTGCCCTCTCCTTCGCCGCTTCCAGTAATCGTTTGATAACGTCGATCGCCGTGCCGTTGGTGACCATTTCTGTGCTGCACCGGTAAACCACCCAGCCCAGCAGCTGCGCTTCGCCGTACTTCTCCAGATCCGCCTGAAACCCGCTTCCCCGGTTATGACGGCCTCCGGTCCAGATGCCGCCCTCCACTTCCACCGCGAACAGCAATTCAGGCCAAGCGAAGTCAAAGCGCCAGCGGCGGGTCGGGTGGAATCGGTGCTCTCGAACCCATCCCGCTACCTTCTCGGCCCTCAGGTCCAAGGCCAGCGCTTCTTCGCCTTTGCTCTTCTTCATCGGTAAATGCTCCCCGGCTGACTCGGCTCGTTGCTGCCGGTGCAATCCAGCCTGTGATCACTTGCCTTCGGGCAGCGCTTATTGCCGCATTCCGGGCAAAGAATCATTCTTGCGCCCACCAAGATCAGGCCCAATGGATTGCGCTGGCGTCTTTCGTTCGCGCATCGGTAACACTGGCATTCATTCACTTGGCAGATACCCCATGTCAGCGAGAATCATGGTTTTGACGGTTTCAACAAGCGCCAGCGCCTCCGACATCTTCAGGCCTGCATTCCGGTAGCCAACCAGATACTGATCATCATCGTTGAGCAGAATCAGAAAGCCCTTCTTGAAATGGCTCGTCTCCGTCTCAGCGCTGTTTAACAGCATGGACTCAAGCGTGATTCGTGAAGCATCGCCGGCCGCCATTCCGATTCCTGTCACCTTCGCCATAATCGCCACCTACCTGTGATAATTTTCGATAGCCGCCAACGCATCCGCAGGCACCGGCAACCAGCCATGCTGGCGGCGGTAGTGCGCCACTAACCGGCCAAATATGGCTTTCTCAATCTCTTTGCGGGTTTCGCCCAGGCCCTGCCCCTTGAACAGCGACAGGTCGCCATGGATGCCGCCAGGGCCCTGATGGGCCTCATAACTGAGCGGGATCACGAACCACTGGCCGATGTGCACCTTGTTATGGCGCCCGGTGCTGCCCACGCAGTGGTGGATGCATGCCGGTCCAAGGCCGATATAGCAGCCAGTCTCAGCCAGCCACTGGTGCCACCGCTTTTGCTCGGCTGTTGGTGCTTTGCCGCCCTTCACACCACCCCCAGCGCAGCCAGCTGCAGGACGATTGCCAGGCCGCACAAGGTGGCGCATGCCCATTCACGCACCTCAAGGGCCAGCAGGGTGCCGAACACCGTGGCCACCAGAACCAGTATTTGCATCGTCATTGGCTGGCCTCCCGGTATTCGGCATAGACCGCCTGAGCCTTCTCGCTCCAGTGGACGCCGTTTTGTGAGCCGTAGCTGTAAATCAGCTCTATCAGCTCGGAGAATTCCGCCTTACGCATCTTGCTGGTGCTGTGGCCGAGCATGACCACGCCGCCATCAATGCCCATGGCTATGCGGTTTTCACGCTTGAGTGCCGCGGTGAAAACGTCCTTCCATTCCTCCCGGGAGGCCGTGCATTTCTCGCCGTTGATGATCAGCGTGCATTGGCAGGCCACGTCCTCGAGCAAGCACCAAAGCTTCGCGTTCTGGTCCAGGGACCGCTTAGGCTCGCGCAAGGCAAGCTCCAGTGATTCTCGCCCCTTTCTGAACTGCTCGGCCAGCAAGCCTTCCGCATGATCCAGGGCGCGCTTGAAGTTGTCCTCACGCAGCCGGTATACCTTCTCTCTGCTCATGCGCACCCCCGGTACTTTGGCGTACAGATAACCAGCGCCTGACGCTTCCCAGCCTCAGACTGGGGCACCACGCGCCACCGGTATTCCTCTCCGCTACCGGCGCGAACAATGACGTGAGCCTTGCCGGTGGTGTTTGTCAGCCACTCCAGCTCTTCCACTGCCGCTTCCGGGTCGGTGAATACGGTCATAACGCCCCCGACAAAAACTGCGTGATAACGCTCTGCTCATGCTGCGCCACCAGATCCGCCACGTTATTCGGCGCCTGACCCGGCAGGCACCAGCGGGAAAAGCGGCCCTCGCCTATCAGCTCCACCAAGCCCTTGTCGCGCATGTTGACCAGGACCCACTGGGTTTTCTTGCCAGGCAGGCCCAGGCATTTGGCTATCTCGCCTCGGCTCATGGGTCCGTCTTCCAGCAGGGTCAGGATTCGATCTGTGTTGGTCACGCCGCCCTCCCCGCTTTCCGCGTCATGGCCGCCCGCTGGTTACCGGTGAGCCGGTAGTTTTTGTTCAGCACGCCGGTTTCCGGGCAGATAACGCGCTGAATGCCAGTGATGTGGCCCAGGTCTTCCAGCTCGCGCAGGCGGCGGCACAGGGTCTGCACCATCAGGCCGGTGTCGCGGGCAATGACATTGCGAGTGGCACCAAACTGGCATCCGTACAAGTACTGCCGGATTCTTTCGCGCTGGGTTGCTGCGTTGTGTTTCATGCCACGTCCCCTTTGCTTTCCAGTTGACTGGCCACGCGATCCAGCGCATCGGAGAGGCGCATGTGACCCTGTTTTTTCTCGCTGCCCTTGCGCATCACTTCCAGGCAGAGTTTCGGCTTGCCAATCAGGCGCGGCTCCGGCACAAACTCGCTGTGCTCTCCGCTGTTGCTCGCCTCGGTCATGCCCAGCAGCTTGGCCGGGAATTTCTCAGGCGGGCGGCTCAGGTAGCCCATGAAGCGCTTCACGAACTCGTTACCCTTGAACGGCAAATCCTTGTCGGTGACCTCGCACAGCTTCATCCAGCCGCCCATGTCCTCGATGGTGGCCATGGTGCGCGGGTCATCGAACACCACGGATTCATAGGGGCCCACAGAGCGGATTGCGCGATCTACCGCCGACCATGCAGCTAGTGCCCGGCTGTCCCCGTCGCCCTCGATGTGGCGCACAATGTCCGCCGGTTTCGGCGCAAAATCTCCGTGCTTCGGGTCGTTGATGTGGGCGGTCAGCCCCTGCTTGATCTGCTCCAGGTCGAAGCGCTGCAGGGCGTTGAAAATCAGGTCCAGGGCGCCGTCAGAAGGCGCCTTGTTGTACAGCTCGCTGGCCTGCGTCCAGATGGTTACGAATTGCGAATAATCCTGTGGTGTCATTACGCCAGCCCTCGCTCTCTTGCCATGCGCTCACCGCGCTCTTGGGGAGTTTCCTTGCGGCCTTGCTGGGCCTGCCTGTTGCCAGAACGACCAAACCGGTGGGCATTGCGTATCCAGGTATTCATGGCCGCATGCCAATCCTTCATCGTTGAGCCTTTGGCTCGGTGGTGGTCACAGAACTGGGGGAATTCGGTAATCAGTGAGACGCCCAGCTCTTCAGCCAAGCGCTTGTTGGTTTCGTTGGGCTCGAAATCTTCAGGGAGTTGGGCTGCACGTTTCGCTTTCCCCCCTTGGGGGGATACAGGGGGGTTCTTTTCTTTATTCTTCTCTTCTCTTCTCTTCTCTTCTTTAGGTAACGCACTGGTAACGCTGGCACCGTTACCTTCCCCGTTACCCTCTGCGTTACTTGGGCGTTCCTTAGATTTGTGTGCAGCAACCCTCTTCGCAGTAGTGGCGCGGGTTTTGGCGGTTTTGCCATTGTGGCGGTCGAAGTTGGGCAGAAATATCGTGCCGCCCTCTTCGCTCATCCAGCCAGCATCAATAACCGCATCACAGAAACCGGAAACGCAAACATGACGGTCGAGTAACTTTTTGGTAACGGTCGGAGCGTTACCTGTTTCGGTGTGCTGGTCGAACCATGCCCACACGCGAAGCAGCTTGCCAACCACGGCATCGGGATCAACGTCCAGGCGCTCGGCAATGGCCCACACTTCCGGCTTCTCGTGGGTGCTGATTTCAAACTTGATCCAGTCGCCGGCCATGACTACGCAGCCTCCCGCTTACGAAGCAGAGCATCGACGTTGCAGTGGTGGACCTTGAATTCCACTACCCAGACCCATGGGTTGGCATCCCAGTTGCTGTAGATGGAACCCCACAGACCGCTGAACCAGCCAATCGGATCGTTCACGGCCATATTCGGGAACGGACAGCCCTCTGCCATGCAGTCGCCACGGTCAATGTCCTGCAACCGCTCCACGCGCACATCGGTGATTTCGAGGGTCAGGCGGGAAGCCCAGCGGGGCATGTGGATTGATGGGCGCCATCCGTGGCGAAGATTTTCGTCACAGTCGATGTATTCCGGGCGAGGCCCGCCATCGGCTGCGTATTCGCAATATTCTGGAGACTCGTATTTTTCATCGCCGTGGTGCCAGTACTCTTCGGCTTTCTCCATGGGCAATAGCGGCCCCTGCCAAGCCTCTCTCACATACAGAAGGTCTCCGGGCTGGCCGAATGGACAGGCCTCTCCAAGCAGCCCCGCCGGCGCGTCAGTGCTTACCGCTGCTTTCCCATCAGCTCTTACGGCTTTCCAGCCAGAACGAAAGCGCGGCGCTGCCACAATGTTTTTTGCTTCTCGCCGCGTCTGAGTTTTCTGCCCTGCCAGAATGGCCTTCACCATGTCCGTGTTGAAAAGTATCGGTCTTGCTTTCATAATCACCTCGTCACTTCAGTGAAAAGCCCGGCCTGCCTCCTACAGCTGCCGGGCTTTTTCTTTATCGGTTAACTGCTTCCAATTTGCTTGGGGCGCGTGCCGCACCTTCCAGCTTCTCTATCTGTCCACGGATCACTCCGCGCACCGCCTGGATGCTGTCGCCCTCATTCGCATAAGCGCGATCAATCACCTTCAGCTGCTCGATTGAAAGCTTGTCCAAGCCATGGAACACCACGTCATTACGGATTCGGTCGGTGATGTTGTCGGCCCGTGCATTGGCCTCCCACGCACAGAAGCCAGCCTCTGCCATTTGGCGGGCTGTTCTGCTGGGAAAGATGGTTGCTATAGCGGCAGACTGATACGGCTCAGGAAGGGCCGGAATGAACGCCTCAAGCGCAAAGTCAAAGTGCAGCGGGGATTCCCGGCAGAACATTTTGCGGATGCGCTCGCAGGCCTGCTTCTCGTTGTGCGTGGGGATGTTCGGGCTCAGGTGGTACTCGGACCAGGCCTTGGCAATCTCGATGGCCAGGCGACTCTGGCAAACATCCCGGTCACGTCCAATCGCATCCCAAATAGCGCCCAGCTTTTCGGTGGCTGTGCCGTGCCTTTGGATGCTCTGGGGTATTTCCCCCATTACTTTGCTGATTGCGTCCATCTAATCTGGCTCCATGGATGACTTACTTGCTGAAACGTATTTGCTGAATCTTCGGGCCCGACTGGGGCCGTGGTCCGTGCAGCGCAAAAACCGGGAGCTGTGCCTGTTGCGACTCAGGTACAGCGTGGCCCGGCTTCAGGCGGCGGACTCTTTCTTTTGCGGAGGAAATACATCCTCAAGAGAGCAATCAGCACCAAGCTCATTCAGGGCATCAACGATCTGCCGAGCCACTTGCAGCCCAGGTTCTCGGTTTCCTGTTTCGTAGTTGCTGAGACGGGACTGGCGCCAATCAAGATGCGCGCACAGGTCGACCTGCTTTATGCGCGCCTCTTCTCTGATTTGCTGGATGTTGTTCATTGCTTCCTCCGGGGTAGTGACGCCATTTTAAACACGTTATGTGTTAGCTATCAACACGGAAAGTGAAGGATGCATATTACAATATGTGATATTTATCCGGGCATGAGTAATCTGGGTAAAAGAATCAAACACTTCCGAGAGCTGAAAAGGTGGTCTCAGTCCGACCTGGCGCGCGCGTGTGGCTGGGAATCACAGTCTCGAATCGGGAACTATGAGGCTGGTTCGCGCGAGCCTCCACTGGATGTGCTGCGCCTGATAGCCGGGAAGCTTGGCGTGTCATTAATGGAGTTGCTTGAAGAAGGGCCCAGCCAAGCGCAGGTTCTCGATTTCCCGGCCACATATGCCGTAGATGAAGAAAAGGAGATGGCGGTCATTCGCCGTTTTGCTATTGCTGGCGGTATGGGCCAGGGCCAGCTGGCCGAGCAGTTCCCTGATGTAATAGACACCATGCGGGTTAGCAAGGAGTGGCTGAGCCGTAATGTGATCTACTCCAGCCTGGACAATCTCGCTTTGATTACAGGACTGGGCGACAGCATGGAAGGCACATTCAGTGACGGAGATGTGCTGCTGGTGGATCGAGGGGTGACAGAAGTGAAGCTGGACGCAGTCTACGTCTTATCCCTGCATGATGAGCTGTACATCAAGAGGCTCCAGCGGCGCCCAGATGGCTCACTGCTTATGATTTCAGACAACGACAAGTACCCTCCCTATGTTATCGAGAACGGGGACCGTGATGCCTTCAAGGTTGAGGGGAGGGTGTTGTTAGCATGGAACGCAAGGAAACTCTAACGGAACAGGGGAAAGCCATGAAACGGATTATTGTGATTGCCGCTCTAACTTTCGCTTCATCGGCAGCCATGGCTGATGCAACCTTTGCCAAAGGGGCTCTGCCAGCGAAAATCTATATCGATGGATACAAGCAGTACACCGCTGAACTTGAGCGTGCCATAAGGCTTCAAGCCAAGAACCCGCGCTGCGCTGTGGTTCAATATGGAGACGTATCAAGCAGCAAGAGCCGCCCTGGCGCCCCCGTATTCTTTGTTAATTGCGACGGACATGATGGCAGCACGTTTAATACCTGGTACAGCCTCGGCGACCTAAAGAAAGGGAGCGCCAAAGTTGCCAGGAGCCTTTCTGCCGAAGCTGTTCGCTCTGCATGCTTCTCTGCAATCAAAGAAAAGCTTAATCAGCCCAATTCTTTCTCCCCTCATATGCTCGACTATGTGGTTAGCGATATGCCCAACGGACGAAGTCAGGCCCGTATAGGGTTCACGGCCAGTAATGCCTTCGGGACAGAAGCTGATTATGCAGGGCGATGCTTGGTTGGCCCGGATCTGCCAGCAGAAGTGACGATTTCCGAGAAGTAGCCACAGCGACAGCAAGGTCACGCTCAAGCAGCTATCTGTGACCGAAGGCGAGTATTTCCTCAAGCCCGGCAACCCGAACTGGCCCGAGCCCATCATTAAGGTGAGCGGGGACTGGTCCATCTGTGGCGTGGTTGTTGGGAAATACGACCCGATGTGAACCATTGCTTGAATGGTGTACACAAAAAAGCCCGCTTAAAGCGGGCTTTTCCATTACGCTAACGCTTATGCACAGTTGGCAACGTTGGCGTCTTGGTTTTCTGGAACCGTTTTATTTTTTGCCTCAAGCTCCGAGTGCGCCTCGCGGAGAATGCGCTTTTTCTCAGCTTCGACAAACCGACGCAGAACCTGCTTCATCAGGGGCTGGTATCCCACCCCGTGAAAGTCGGCAACCAATTTTAACTCTTCAAGAAGATCTGGCTGCATGCGAATAGAAATAGTCTTCAGCCCAACGGCGTTAGCCACTTGCTCTACACTAAGGTCCGCTTTTTTGGCGCTAGCTTCGTCCAAGCCGAGAGATCCGTCTTCCCATGCTTCCGCAGTGCCTTCAATGGTCCTTTTACGTGCGCTCATGCCTTGCACCCCTTTCCATTTCATAATAAATAATCAGCTTGCCAGTTTGCGATAAAGACTTTGACGCTCTGGCGTTGCATCAAAAGCCGTTTTCAAAACAACTTTTCCATCAATAAACATAAAGGCCACGAACAAATGGCGACCTTTATCTGTTTGCTCAACAAACCAATATGTTGGGGGGTTAGTCTTGTGTGATTCTCTGGTGTCTTCAATATAACCAAGAGTTACGTTTGCCAAGCACTCTGCCACCTCAAAGCATTCAACGTTGTGCTTTACCAACAGCTTTCTTCTTATGCTTTCATCTATGTGAAGGTCTATCCCTGTCCCCACAACGCTGAACTCCTAGTCTCTGTATATACGACTTTACCCCATAAGTGACGCGCACTGTATATACGGGAGGCCAATTTTGCAAGATTAGACGACAAAGTTACACATTCCGCCGCCCGACAGGCCTGCCGCCTGTTGATTCGAGCCTTCGCTATGCCAGGGATGGCCAGTATTGCTCTAGAACAACCCTCCCCTACCAGGCCCCGCAAAATTTTCGCTAACGAAAACCTTTCTCACTCCGGTCATTTCGGGCCGACTTTATGTTTTTGCCCAAACTAAACACATTTCGTGTTGACCGTATAAACACGTTATGTGATTATGATCCCACGCTAAACGAGCAGCCCGGAGCCAGACATGAACTCAGCCCTCAGAAACCAGCAAGCCATGGCCAGCGCGCAAGCGGCCTATGACAACGCCCTGCCGGTGGATGATCTGGATTTCCTGGACGACGACAAAACCGACTTCGACCGGGAAGAGGAAGAGGCGCTGGCCGAAACCGGAGCTGGCCGGGTTATCGAACCGGAACAGCTTTGGGCAGCCCTTCGCCGCAAGCCTGAATTCCGGGCCGTTCTGGACACCGTAATCAACGAAATGATGGACGACGAGCGTTACCAGCAGGCCCGCGACGAGCGCATGAAGCTGGACGCACAACAACGGATGGAGCCGTAAGCCATGAGAGACCTTACTACTATCGAGAAAATGACGAAAACCGCAGTGCTCGAAGCCATAGCGATATGCCAGCCGAGCGCTGCCCGCGACGCGGGCAATCCAATCGAGATGCAGTGGCGCGGCAGATGGCTGCTGGCTATCGACCTGTGTGGCGCTGGGCACCCGGTCACGCTGGCCTGCTACCGGGGCCAAACGCTGATCTCGGCGGCAATCAACCATCGCTACGGGTTGCCAACTCCGATGCCCATAAAATCCATGCTCTACCCGTCGGAGGCCGCATGAGATACGGAAACATTGTTCTCGGTTCCGCCGTTGCGATGGCTCTACTCGCCATCCTTTGCATGGCCGGGGAAATGGACTACCAGGACGCACTGATAAGCGAGCAGCACACCTGCGCCATGGTGCGCGATGGAATCTGGCCCGCAGAGCAGGCCGCAAACATTAACTGCGCCGATCCGGTGCAAGTGGCAATTCACGAACGACAGCGCTGATCTGTTGTTTTGCGGGGTCCGCCCCGCCTTTTATTCGAGCAAGGAGCAGAGCATGAGCAACGAACTGGCACAACAGCAGGAAACCCAGCTTGCACAGCCCACCAGCGAGTCTGCCCAGGTACTGGCAGTCATTGAGCGGGTGGCGGCAAACCCTGACGCCGACATCGACAAGCTGGAGCGCCTGCTGGATATGCAGGAACGGGTAATGAACCGCAACGCCATGCAGGCATTCAGCGCTGACATGGCGGCCATGCAGGCAGAGCTTCCCACCGTTGCCGAGACAGCCAAAGGCCACAACAACGCCAAATATGCGCCGCTGGAGAAGATCAACGAGGTGATCCGCCCGGTGCTGCAAAAGTACGGCTTTGCGGTGACCTTCCGCACCGAGCAGCAGGACGGCGCAGTCTCCATTACGGCGGTGCTTTCCCACAAGCAGGGCCACCACCAGGAATCCACACTGGTTCTGCCCAACGACACCAGCGGCAACAAGAACCTGGTGCAGGCCATTGGCTCCACGGTGAGCTACGGCAAGCGCTATGCCTTGTGCGCCCTGCTGAACATCAGCACCGGTGACGATACAGACGGAAGGCCACCACAACAGGCCGCCCCCAGCACCCTGACAGCCAAACAGGTAAAGCAACTGCGTGACGCTGCAAAGGTTGCCGGTGTTGATGATGCCTACATTTGCGAGAAAGGCGGCGTGGCCGAGATTGAGGACATTCCGGCAGAGCGATTCACCGCAGCCCTGAATCATTTAAAGAAGTTGGCGCAAGGGGGTGGCAAGTGATCGTCATCGAATGCCAGCAGGGTTCGCTGGAATGGCATCAGGCCCGCGCCGGAGCCATCACGGCCAGCATGTTCACCGTTGCCCGGGAGAAGGTGGGCACCCTCAACGAACAACAGCAGAAATATGTGAACAGCGTTCTGGCCGGCATGGGCGAGAAGGAAGCGGCAGAGGCTGCCGGTTATCGCTCCGTGCCCCGCTCTGAGGGCGTCCAGAAGGCGCTGAAAGGTGAGCAAGTGGGCGATTACTCCAACGCCGCCAAAGACTACGCCTTTCGCCTTGCGGTTGAGCGTATCAGCGGTGAGCCGCTGGACGAAGGCTTTTCCACCTGGGCCATGCGCCGGGGTAACGAATTGGAGCCGGAAGCCCGCGCCGCTCACGAAGCCCGCATCGAAATGCTCATTACGCCCACCGGTCTGGTGACCACTGATGACGGCCTGTTCGGTGCCAGCGCGGACGGCCTTATCAACGATGACGGCGGCAGCGAATACAAATGCCTGGTCGATCCTGCGCGCATCCGCTCAATCATCATCGACCGCGATCTGGAGCAGTTCACCGATCAGATACAGGGCTGCATGTGGCTGACCGGGCGCAAGTGGTGGCACCACGTCCTCTACTGCCCTGCCCTCAAGCCGGCAGGCAAGGAACTGATTATTCACCCCATGCAGCGGGATGACGATTACATCGAGGCGCTGGAGGCCGATTTGCTGGCCTTCAACGATCTGGTGGAGCAGTACAAGGCGCAGATTCTCGGCAGCGCCACGGGCATCGAAGAAGCTCGGCTGATGGTCGCCTAATTCATGGGCCCAGCGGGCGGTGGTTAACACCCGCAGCCAGGGCGCCCGGCTCCTTGCCCCCTCTTAACCACGGAAGGCCGTGGAGATAGCAAAAGGCGCGAGGGGAGCGAATCTCAGGGCGTGACCTGACCGACTGGCCCGGTCGATAAACGGGCGTAACAACGGCACAGGAGAGCAGCATGGATCTGGTTTTGATCTTCCTCCTATGCCTCTGGTTTGGCTGGCCGCCGCCTACCGGTCAGCCATTTAAGAGCGCGGACCACCGGGCGAAACTGGTGGCAGCAATCAGCACAGAGGCAACCGCACTGGGTTGGACAGTGTATGGAGCGTAGGCAAAGAGATGAACGCAGCGGCTTCTACGCACACGGTAGCCGCCCCGAAAGGGCAAAGATCGTGCCGACTGGCCGGCGTAACCGGCCCTCCCCATAGGGGTGCGTTCTGGAAAAAGCTGAGGGATGCGTGTCGGGGCGATGGCCACGGACTCCCGAGAACACCGACACCCAGAACGCACCACCTATGCGGTGAATACAGCAATGCACGACGAGCGGAGAGAGCCCGCGCCGGAGACGTACCCGGCCACCGCATCCATAAACAACGGAGAGAGATATGAGTCAATCACTAGAGCAGAGAATCATCGAGGCAGTCAGAGTGCTAGGGCCGTCTCCTTGCGCTGTGATTGCCGCTCACATTGACGAAACGCCCAGGGCAATCGGTCAAAGGCTCCGCTTTATGGGAGAGGCTGGCCAGATTGTGAAAGTGGGCCTAACCAGCAGTAATGCCGCTATCTGGGCTGAGCGATGCGACCGGGTCTCAGAGCTTATGCACAAGTTCATCACCAGCCCGTCCGGGGTGCCGCTATGAAACTCAACCCCGAAACAATCCAGCAACTGGCCGCCCACCGCATCAAGCCACTGGGCGCCCCTGAAAGGACCATGAAACGAGCCCAGCGCCTGGTGATGGTGAAGGTAGGCAAAGGCAAGACCGTGCCGGTGGCATTGCGAGAGACAACGGCCTTTGTGGCCAGGGAGACGGACGGCTGATGCAGATTCAGAGCTACTCAGCCACGCAGATATGCGTCATGCGCGATAACGGCAGCATCATCATGCGCACGATCGTTGACGACAACGAGCAGGGCCGCCAGTGCCTGGTGCGCTGGATAGAGCGATACAAGCAACGCAAGGAGACGGACAAGTGAGTGTAGATGCATTCCCGCTTTGCTGGCCAGCCGGCTGGCCGCGCTGCAAACGGGCCGAGCATGGCAGATTCCAGACTTCATTTGCCAAAGCGCGTGATGGACTGATGGAAGAGCTGCGGCTGATGGGGGCCAGGAATATCGTTCTTTCCACGAACATCGAATTGCGCCGGGATGGCCTGCCGTATGCCAACCAGCGTCAGCCTGAGGATTCCGGCGTGGCGGTCTACTTCCAGCACAAAGGCATGAGCATGACCTTTGCCTGCGACCGCTGGAGGAAAGTGGAAGACAACACCCAGGCCATACGCAAGACCATCGAAGCATTGCGCGGCATTGAGCGCTGGGGCGCAAGCGACATGATGGAGAGGGCGTTTTCCGGTTTTGCTGCCCTGCCGTCTTCTGCCGCCGCAAATGCCAGTGCCTGGTGGGCCGTCCTCGGCGTCACCCAGGGCGCGGAATTCGACGCCGTGCGAGCTGCCTACCAGCAAAAGCGGAAGAGCACGCACCCGGACCATGGCGGCACCACCGAACAGTTCAAAGCCGTGCAGCAGGCATGGCGCCAGTTTCAGGAGCAATACGATGAATGCAATTGAGCTGATAGCAGCCCTGAAGGGCGCGGACGAAGAAACGGCGATGGAACTGGTTGAGCGGCTTCAGTGCGGAGAGATTGACTGCTCAGTATTGCCCACCGGTAAAGATAATGCAGTCCAGCAGGCCCAGATATGGGCGCAAGAAGCACGCACCCAGAAAGGGATCGTTGAGGAGATCGGCAAGCTGGTGGGCTGCGCCAACGACTGGGAAATGGTCGACGCCATCAAAGCCGCCCTTAGCGCCAATGGTGGGGAGGCGGTGCCGGTGGCATGGGCAGTGTTTGCCGATAGCGGCAACATCAGAATTTGGGGGCAGGAGAAGCCGGAGGCCTTCCCAGAGGCTGTACCGCTATACCTGAGTCAAACTGTCAAGGAATCCTTGACAGCTCATCTCGAGCCCATTGGATATGCAGACCCAGACACCCTGACTGACTATCGGGCTGGGGAGAGGCTCCACATCCCGGTTTATCGCCCAGATGCGTCGGCAGAGTGGCAATCTGGCATCCCGGTGTATCTCCACCCCGCCCCGCCATCTGTTGCGGTGCCGGACGAAATCCTGACTGGTATTCGCGATGCCCTAAGGATGCTGGACGAAGAATGCGGCGATACCGACCCGCTGTGCGAACCGGAAGACATGCGGGAATCGTATCCGCTTATCTGGTGCCACCAGAAACTGTTTGCCATTTTGAGTTTGCTCACCGCCGCCCCATCCCCCAATCATTCCGGTGATGCCAACGAGGTGTGTGCTGCCCCAGCTTCGTTCGGTAGCGCCGGGGAGTTGGCGGACTGGCTGGATTCTTTCTACGAAACTCTGGATGACGGCAGCTTCACGGGTAGCAAGTGGGGCGTAGCTCAGACTGCAGTCAAGGCTGTGCGGGGGCATGACCATATTGCCGACGCCGGGAAGGTGGTGCCGGAGAACGAGCTGAAAGCGCGTGTCGTGTCTGGCGCACGCGACATGCTGAGAGAGTCCGGCAAGCAATTCCGTGCTATTGGTGATATTGGCCACGCAGCAATGTGTGAAAACCACGCGGACGAACTGGACCGCCTCCGCACCACTGACGATAAGGCGGAGGGGGTATGAGCATGGAGTATATCCGCCGCACTTACGGCGTTCCGGTGAAGCGGGGGATGCGGGTTCGCATACGGGCGTTCGACGGATGGACGGATGGACGGGTAACAAGCGCCACACATTATGTGGTGGTGGCTCCAGATCAATGGCCAAATGCAAGGCTCCGCTATCACCCCACAAACTACAATTTTATTCGGTATCAGGATGACAGCCCCACCCATAACGGAGGTGAGAGCGATGGAAACCGGTAAATTGACAGCAAGCACCCACTATGCCTGCCGCGAGATAGCAGCCGAACTCACCGCAGCCAATGCCCGCATTGCAGAGCTTAAGAAGGCGCTAGCCGATTTGCATGATGCCGCTGGCGAATACGCTGCCGATCAGTCAGGGGCAACCGATCCACGCTGTGGCATCACTCAGCCGGTCACCGTAGAAGATGCGGAGGCGCTGAACCATGCGATCAATAAAGCCGCCGCCCTGCTGGAGAAGAAGCCGTGAAAGACAACCCAAACCTTGTCACCGAGGAAGAGCTGCTGGCTTGGACGCACTTCAAGACCCGGGCGCCCCTGATTCGATGGCTGGACCAGCAGGGCATCGAATACCACAGGGGCGCCGGCGGGCGGGTGTGCACCACCCTGCAGGCCCTGAATGCCCGTGGCAGCGCCAACGATGACGGCTTGGAGTTTGCCTGATGGGTCGCGGTCGCAGCACAAGGCGGGATAACAGCCTGCCGGAGTACGTTTACCGGGTCGCAAGCAAGAACCGGGTTATCTGGCGTGAGTACGCAGGAAAAGGCCAGTTCTCAGGCCAGATAACGCTGGTTTCACCCAATGGCCGTCCCCTGCCCCATGACGCGCCGCACAGGGACATTCTGGAGGCCTACCAGCGGCAGGTGGCCACCGGCGGCAAGCGCACCCTTGGAAACCTGCTCAGGGACTACATGGCGGCGCCCAGGGTGGCGCCTATCAAGCCGAAGACCCGGGCGGAATACCTGAAGTACGTGGATGCGATTGCCGCCAAGCCAATGCGCAACGGATCTCGGTTCGGTGATGTGGCCCTGGAAAAGATTTCCGCCGGCGTGATCGCCAAGTACCGCGACAGCCTGGCCGACAAGCCGACCACGGCAAACAGGCACCTGCAGTTCCTCTCTGTGGCGTTTGGCTGGGCCATCGAGCAGGAACTGATGGCATCCAACCCGTGCCAGGGTGTGCGCCGGTACCGTCTGGAGGCTCGGACCCGCTATGTGGAAGACTGGGAGTTTGACCTGGTGCAGGGGCTGGCGCCGGACTATGTGGCCGTGATGATGGAGCTGGCATTTCTGATGCGGGCCCGGAAAGGGGAGATTCTGGCGCTACGCCGGGAGCATGTAACCGACCGGGGCATTTTTCTGGAGCGCAGCAAGAACAGCGAATCAGAGGTAACCTTGTGGACGCCGCGGCTTCGGGATGCCTACAAGGCGGCCACAGCCATCAACCGGGGCGTTATCAGCCCGTGGCTGCTACACGGCAAGGATGGCGACGCTATCAAGCCTGAGGCCTTCTCCACTGCCTGGCAGCGGCTCATGGCCAAGGCATTGGAAAACGGCCTGAAAGAGCGGTTCACGTTCCACGATCTGAAGGCCAAGGGCCTGACGGATGATTCGGAGCATTGGGCGGGGCATAAATCGGAGAGGATGCGGCAGGTTTACCACCGGCTGGCCCGGGAGAAGCAGGCAACCCGGTAG